CGGCGTTAATTACGATTGCGATGATCGTAGCCACGGAACAGACCACGCCTGCAGCCCCGCTTTTCTTACTCAGTTTCAACTGTGCCACTGGAAATTCTCCGCATAGCCTCCGTTACCACCTCGGCGGCAGCCGGACGATCGGAGTGTGGTTTTTTACCTACGTCAGATAAGTAGTTCGCCAGCAATTGGGTTCTTTTCTTTTCCTCTGCCATCCTTTCACGTTCTTCTTTACGCTTTGCGTAGTAGGTTTTTATCGTGAAAAACGCCGATACGAGGGCACCGATAATGAATACGTAATCCTGTAGGCTGAGCAAAGAGAACACCCCTAAAGCAGCCGACCACCAATACGGTAGGTCGTGTCCATTTGTTGGGTTCATACGTTGCATTCCACACCTCCGGGTCCGGGGTGCTGTGTGTTAAAAAGGAAGTTAAATTCTGCGGAAAGCGTACGAAGCGACGCCTTTACGCCCTAACTGACATTCGATTGTGTTTTGCTCTGCGCAGGTGTAGCCCTGCTCTGCAAACCAGCGCCTGATACCTTCATCAGTGAAATACCAGATGTGCTCGTTCTTTCTGAAATGATGGGAGCGGAGAATGTCTCCGGCATCAGTGAAAATTGGGATCGACACGAACACGTATTCACTGGCCTGCTGTACCGCCAGCTCCGGCTCGTCGATATGCTCCAGTACATCCCACATCGTCAGCGCTCGCCACTTATTGGCGTAGAGGTCAGCGAATGCGCCTCGCTCGTTCAGCCAGGCAATACCAGCCTGATTAACGTCATAGCCAAGCGTTCCCGGTCGGGTGGAGACGAACTGACCGGCGCCGATACCAACGTCGAGAACTGGTCCATGAAAATGTCGCTCCACCAGCTCAATACGGGATTGCGTTAAAGCTCTGCCCGTTTCGGTGTCGGCCAACTGCTGATACTTCGCGAAATACTGCTCGTCATACGGGCGTGATGCCGGAACGGGGTAACGTCCGATCCCCAGCTCCGGTAAAAATACCAGCCCGCTTTCCAGTTCCTGATAAAACGACTTCATGGAGCCAGACCTCGAATTTATCGGAGAAATTTGAAATCCGCTTGTCGCAGTGGTGATCCCATGCTTCACAGCGGCAGTAATTATCGGGAATTGCCCAACCAACCCGGGAAAGGTCCATCGCCGGATCAGTTACGATTTCCGGTGCATTGTGGCCGCCTCTCCCACCAGCGACGACGTACACCGGCGTTTTATAGGCAATAGCAGCAGGAAGCGCCCAGCCCACTGGCGTAACCACTACGGCGGCATGCTCAATCAGGCGCATCAGCGATTTGAAGTTGAGCTGACCGGAGTGCATGCGCAGATCCGCTTCGGGAAGTTCTCCAACGGCCCACTCCTCCCCCTCCTGCAGGTCCGCCACACTGATTACGCAAAAATGCTTTCTCAGTAACCTGGAAGCCTGCAGCAGGTAATCCGGATCAGGATTACGGGAATCACTGCGCCATTCACTGCGAACAGTTGCCGGGCGAATTACCGCGATCGGCTTTTCAGACGTAAATTCAGCGGGTCCGTAAGACGGCAAATCAAGTTCCGACGGCTCAGTTCCAAATTGCTGGCGCATCGCGTCAAATATTGAACCGCGACGAAGATGATCCGGGCCGTAGAAAATCCGCTTTGTCTGGCGCATATCTGGCGGCAGGTGAAAAGCGGCCTGCGTCCGGAACTCGTTTTTGCGCTGCGTCCGAAGCGTTGTAAAGCTGCGTACGGGCAGAACAGGCAAATCTTCATACAGTTCAGGCCAAGCGGTCTTGATATAACTACCAGCAGGTAACTGTTTAACGAAAGCACGCTGGTAGATGTTGTCACCCATGCCCAGCATGCCATCAATGAACAGAGGAACGTTTAACATGCTACCTCGCGTAAAGCCTCATTGAGGCCGAGACGCCGGAAGCACTTAAGCGCAGTCTGGCGGCTACTGTTGATAATATTGACCTCACCAGCCAGCGCTCTGGCGGTATTGGCAAACTCCCCGCGCCATCGCGTAACGCTCTCTGCGGTAGGGTTATCCAGCCCGACGTGATCACCATGCCAGTGACTGCCGCCATTAATGGAGCAGTCAAACCCTAACAGGATGATGTTTTTCGCCCCCAGGCTGACAGCAAACAGAATTGAGCGCTGCCCGGAGTTGAAGGCCCACCGGGTATCTGTATCAAACAGATTTAGCCCATAGCGTTTATGAGCCCGGTAATTACAGGTCCAGCGAGAGGCTGAGGACGGCAGAACATTGATGTTTGCATCCCACCAGCGCAGATCACCAGCGTAAATGTATTCACAATCAGGCACGGCTCGCCAGGTGGAGTTAACAGCAATAACCGGCAGCCCCGATCCGGAGATCAGTTCGCAATCTGATTTATTGAGAGACGGGCCGGATGCACAAATGATGAATGTATTCATTCGTGTTGACCTGGTTCGGGAGTAATTGGTTACGGTTGCCGATGCTTATCTTCGGCTTGTCTCTGAGGACTGCAATTAACCGTAACGGGGAGAACACTGAGCCTACTGTGACGGGTTATCGTCACTCTTTCCCCCGAAGGGTGGCCCTCGACGCAGAACGCCCATAAACCCAATGCTCTTTCCTGTTACGTCCATAAAAAAACCCGCTCGGAGGCGGGTTTGATTTCGTGTAGGCGTTATATCCCACGATTTGAAGCTTACAGGACAACCTTATGCAAAGTCAACGCTATAAATTAAAAAATTGTTGCCATTTGCTTCGATCACATCAATAACGGGTAGCCTTCTCAAACTCTTCCGCCGCTTGCCTTTCACCTTTGATCAGCGTATCAACCAACCTCTCATAGAACGGTTTCCAGTTACGTGACCACGAGGATTGATGGAGATCCGGGAGTCTCTTCAAAATGGCGCGATGGACAGTTGCAGATGATACGGCAGAAAATCCATTTCCGCTGCAGCGCTCGCAGGTTTTAAACACTGGCGCGCCGCGCTCGCTTGTGGCTTTGCGGTCGAGCACCTCACCTTTGCCGCCGCAACGGCATCGGGCCAACAACTCACCTTTACCGTTACATGCCGCGCATGTACGCTTGACCAGTTCGTGCCTGATTTTCGGCGGTACGATTTCCATTCCGTCAGAGTTGAAGACTCCAGGATGTTTGATCACATCCTCATACTGAGAGGTTAATCCGCTGCCGCTGCAGCTGTTACACGTCACGCTAGTTTCCGCTGAACGGGAGTATTCAGCAAAAGCAAATTGTGCGAGCACCAGCATACACCAGCCAAACTCACCTGCAGCTGCTTTACGTACATTCCTGGGCGCTGATTCCATTGCATGACGCGCCAGAGCCTGTACAGCCAGCTGCTCATCGCTTTTGCTGATCCCGGTCTTACCAAAGAAGGCAGCCAGACCAAACCGCGCCCGGCTGCTGGTGGTACCAATGGCCGCCATAACATCTGTACCGGTGAGACGTTCCGGAGAGGTTCCTTTCACGTCGTCGCTGATATGCATTCCCTGAGGGCTGAAGTGTTTTAGCGATGCCTCAAGCTTCATTGTTCGCACTCCCCAACAAGATTAAGAATGACCGCCGCGCCGTGTTTTTCCATGTACTGGGCCCTTTCACTTTCAAAGAACCACTTGCATACCTCAATGGCTTCGTATCTCGTTACGGGTTTGATAGTTGCAAGCAATTTTTCAAGGTAGCGTTCTCGGTCGCAGACGGAATTATGATGCTCGGAGTAACCGAATTCATAACCGAGTTCTTTGCCTGCGGAATTGCGTGAGCTATAAAGCCAGTCCCAGTACACAAATTCACGAACAACATCAGAGAGAGTATTGGGCTCTGGCAGAACGTCACGATAACCATCAACATAATCACGACGCTGATCGTCAATTTCAAAAATACGACCGCCGCCAATATGGCCGGCTTCGAGTTCCTCTGGAGTCCATCCCCAGTCATAATCATCGATGAATTTCGCAGAGGACTTAATAATTCGCTCGGCCTCTACGTCCTCCATCGCAGCCTCATAACTCCCGAACGTAGCGCGCACATCAGCAGCTTTTTTGATGTTCTTACGCGCATTCTCAATAGCCTTAGCCGGGTTATCCATGCCGATGGTACCGAAAGCTACCTGGAAAGGATCGCCGCCATTCGCCAGAAGATAACGGGAATACCGTTCCTCGGCCTCTTTTGGAGAGATTTTAATTTTCTCCAGCGCGGCTTCTGCTGCGTCCAGATGTGCCGGTTCATTCAGGCGGATAACCTCCAGTACCCACAGATAGGCATCAGTCTGTTTATGCCCGGTGATTCTCCGTTGCTCAGGTAGAGGTTTGATGTTTGCCAGGGCTGAGCTGTGCGCTGCCGTCGGGATGGTGAATAGTGCTTTATGTTCGTTGTTATCTGTACGCATTACGCAGCCGCCTTTTTCTTGTGGAAAACCAGCTCACGAACCTGATCGCCGTTCATGAGCATATTGTTGAAATCATCGTGATCGGGCCAGTACACGCTCACTCGCTGTAAGTCATTCTTTGCCAGCAGATTGGCATGAGCGCATTCATAGGCCGCAGCCAACCCGGTAGCGCTGTTCTCGTCACGATCAGCAAAAATAATGAGGTGCTTAACGCCAGCCGGAACGCGGAATTTCTTCATGAAGTTGGCCGTCATGGTTGCCCAGGTATTTACGTTATAAATCTGGTGCGCAGACAGAGCCGTTTCGATGCCTTCGGCGATACCAAGTGTGCTGGCCACCGGGAACATCCTGATCGCCACTGAACGGGCGTGATCAAGATAGTTATCTTCCTGCAGGGATTTTTGGCGCTTTGCACTGGTGCCGATATCTGCCTTTTTTGCGCCATCGAGTAATGTCTGGTGCAGATAGCACAGTTCTCCTTTATCGTCGGTGGCGAGGGAATAAAGCGACTGATACACCCTCCCTGCATGGCGCTGCTTATCGTTGAAGCGGATCGCTTCAAGCGGCAGACTGAAAATGCCGCGCGCGTTGAGATACGCAGCACCAGAAGTGCCACGCAACGGCTGCAGCTTCGCGAACTTATTCAGAACCTTTGTACGCAGGCTGGTAGCACTGCTGCTGACCGGGATTTTTACACGCTGAAAATCATTACCGATCAGGTGGTCTATTTCCCTGCAAACCTCATTAAATGGCTTCCCCTGTGTCAGTGTGACAAGCTTCATACCGTCACCGCTGCCGCAGGTACAAATCCACGTCCCCCGACCGTCGCGGTCGTCAATACGTAGCTTGCCACGCGCTCCACATACCGGACATTCGCCTTTAAAGTGGTTTTTACCAGTGATCGGCGGAAGGCCGAAGTGCTCAAAGATGGTAGGCCAATGCCCAATTGCTGCTTCTGCCGTCTTCATGCTCGTTTTCCTAACTGCTGTTTGATATCGCTAATCACTTTCTGTGCTTGCCGAATGGAGGATGGCGCAGGTGCACCAGATGCCGCCTGCATACGTTTGGCCTTCTCCTGACCTTTCGCATAAGCGATCAATTTGTGCCGGATGAAATTCGAAACAGTCGGTGTGATCTCCATCGGGAAATCGCTCAGCCCGTTAGGCCACTCGTCAAAACGATCGCGAAAAGTGTTTGCGCACCAGCCATCACTAACGGGCTTTTTCCCCTGCGATACGCGCTGGCGCTGATAAAATTTGATCTGACTCCACCAGGCCTGTTTCTCTGCCTTCGTGGGCTGATGCTGGTCTTTACCCAGCTTTTTGAGTTTGCGTCCGGTGTCAGTATCGACGTCCTCACCGCCCAACGGCTTATGTCCGCATTTCGGGCATACGTACACACCAGCGGGTTTCATGTAGTGGCATTGAGAACATTCATGGGGGAGTTTTTCGGCCCGTTCCTCAGCTGCGCGGCGCGCGATTTCCTCCATGCCGTCAGACTTCCCTGGAAGATCGTCATACTCGATAGAATCCGGATAACCAAGGCGGTGCACAGTACCGCTGTGATCGAATATGAGGCAGGACTCTTTACCCGGTGCGGTGCGCAGGCCACGCCCGAGCGCCTGCAGCCAGCGAATTTCGCTTTTTGTTGGTCTGGCGTAGATGATGCAGCGAACGTCACTATCGAAGCCGGCCACCAGAACGCCCACACTAACGATGATTTTCGTTGCACCGGTTTCAAAGCGGTGAATGATGGTCTGGCGCTCATCCACAGGAGTGTCGGCGGTCATGACCTCAGCGTTAACACCCGCCAGGTTAAACTGGATTGTCAGGTAATTGGCGTGGGCTACGTTGACGCAGAAAGCGATGGTAGGCAGATCCCGACCATTCTCCAGCCAGTTCTGTACGATGTCGCCCACCAGCGTAGAGCCGCACATGATTTCAGCCAGTTGCGTTTCGTTGTAATCGCTGCCGTACTCAAGTGATGCTTTGGTTTTAACACCTTTCAGATCCGGCTTAGTTGGCGCGTAAAATTCGTATTTACTCAGATCGCCACGCTGGATTAACTCGCCGATGGTGGTCGGCTTAATCAGCCGGTCATAGTATTTGCCCAGGAACGGGGAAAACGGAGTACCCGACAGGCCAATCACCTTTACGCCTTTGCCGCGCAGACGTTCGATATCCTTCAGGATGCGTTTTTTACGCAGGTGTGCTTCGTCGATAATCAGCAGATCAATATTTTCAGGAAATACACGACGAATAAGCGTGTCAGCGCTGGCAATCTGAATTTTCCGGTCCGGATCGTAGTTCGGGTGATCCGCCCAGATATAACCGATTTCATCCCCCGGTAATCCATACTCCACGAACCGATTAGCCGTCTGACCGATTAGGATGGTGTACGGTGCACAGAACAGGACGCGCATACCACGGCTGACAAACCCGGCAACGATGAAGGCGGCCAAACCCGTTTTACCGCTACCAGTTGGCGAGTACACCATGAAGGTGTCGTTTGCCTTCCAGTCACGGCGCAACATGTTTAGCGCTCGTCCCTGTGCAAAATTCGGCGTGATCGTCAGCTCCATTGTGCAACTCCCGTGCTGATGAGATAATAATTTTGTGATGTGGTTTTCATGGATTCCCCCTCACATGGCTGGTGGCCTCCCCAAAGGCTGCCAGCCTCCCTTCTGATTCAGCTCCTCTGAAAAAAATCACTCTTCCAGGAAGAACCCTTTTCGTTTCTCAGCGCCTGAGCGCTTTGTACTACCTTGCTGATACGGGCGTTTTTTTAAATTGCGCCCTTAAGACAGTGATCTACTTAACCAATGGATCTCTCCTGTTGGAAAAGACCCTATTCCTGCCCCTACACCCAATCCCCCCTTACCCCCCTTTCCCTCTTCCCCATAAAAACGCACTACTTACCTAGTACATATGAGGAGTTGGGTCAGTTGGTTGCCAACCTGAACAGGCACCTTTAAGCCTGCTTCTATTCGGGTGCCTTTAAACCCGAAACAATCAGGATCGCGATTGCGTTCCAGCCAGGGGAGGTTCGGCGGTATACCCCTGTAAAGCTCTGCCCTGATTTCTCACAAACAGGCGAAGCCTTGTGTTTGCTTCATGCCTTGCCCGATTCTCCTTTCGGTAGGAAACGGGTTCAGCCTCGAACGTCTCCTGATACACGGCTGCATAACGCTGCATGGCTTTTTGTTTGGCGGCCATACTGAGTGACTGCAGTTGCTCACCTATCCACTGACTGTCCGCAAGGCAAAACACAGCTGGCATCTCTAACTGCTGAAATGCCTGTGACATATCAGATATCCCCGGAAGGTCGTGGGAATACCGTTGGGATATCAGGCCGTAATTCGTATGGCTTAACCTCCCCGTTTGTAGCCATTGAGATAGCGACTGCATTTTGAGGGGAAATCTTCTGATGGTTGTTCAGCCACTTCCAAACAGCCCCCTGAGTGACACCGATGGCTCTAGCTAACGCAGATTGGCCCCCTGCCAATCTCACTGCTTTCTGGATAGCGTTTTCTGACATATTAGCGCCCTTAAAAATACTTTAGGATTTGGATGATATTACCATAGTATTAATTTGGCAAGAATACTCTAGTGTTGAATGGAAAAAGCTTTTGTACTAAATTAATCCGATCGTATTAACCAGAGGCGAAATCATGAGTGGAACGACTTTTTCGGACCGGCTAAGAGACAGCATGCAGAAGGCTGGACTTACCCAAAGCCAGCTGGCTGAAGCAGTCGGCGTGTCACAGGGGGCAATTCAAAAGCTAGTATCTGGTAAGGCAAAGTCGACAACTAAGCTTGTACAGATAGCTAATGTCCTTGGCGTGCGTCCGGAGTGGTTAAGCGAGGGCGTTGGCGCCATCCGTAAATCAGATGATTTCCCTCCAGAAGAGAAGTGGACAAAAGTCGAAACTTGGGATAGCAAAACACCTTTAGAAGATGATGAGGTGGAAGTACCATTTCTTAAAGATATTGAGTTTGCATGCGGTAGCGGCAGAGTTATGGAAGAAGATTACAACGGCTATAAACTGAGGTTTTCTAAGTCTACCCTGAGAAGAGTTGGAGCAAGCACAGATGGTTCAGGCATTATCTGTTTCCCAGCAGCCGGGAACAGTATGGAACCACTCATACCAGACGGTACGACTGTAGCGGTTAATATCGAAGATAAAAAAATCGTTGATGGAAAGATATACGCGATCAATCAGGAAGGATGGAAGCGGATCAAACTCCTGTATCGGACAGGTCCGGATGAGGTGACTATTCGTAGTTATAACACAGATGAGTACCCTGATGAGGTAGCGAAGATGTCCAGCGTGGAGGTTGTTGGCAGAGTATTTTGGACATCTACAGTCTGGAACTAGCCGGGGTAACCCGGTTTTTTTTCGCATAAGTAAAATAAAATCCTTTAAATTTCATTGTGTTAATAAAATAATAAAATAAGATTAATACTATAGTATTGACGCGGAATTAATACTCCCCTATTCTCATCTCATCGGCAAACAACGGAGCCAGCGAGATGAATAAATCCTCCCAACCAAATGCAGCCAGCAAAGAATTTAACATTCATGACAAGCTTAGAGCAGCGAAAACTCATTGGATCTATTGTTTCGCCGCACAACCTCATGATGAAGGTTTTAATTACCAATTTAGAACAACTTTTTTTGATGTAATTGAATTCGCCATCTACGAACGCATTGGTAATTATTTCTTTTTGGTTGATTTCTTCATGTCATATGATGAAGCCTGTGATGATGCAAAAAAAATCATTGCTGATCATCCTGATATCAAAAAAATATTTTCTGCTCGATAATTAATTAAACAATCTCAACATAAATAATTACACCTTAATTGGTGTGACCAAGCTCACCTTGAGTAATTGACGACATAAATTCAGCTGGGGTTAATCATGTCATTTATTAAAGACAAAGAAGCATATAAAACAGCAAAGCTTATTGCACAGCTTGGTAATAATTATCAACACATTGCCAATTTATTTCTTCGTAAAGCCTACGGGGTATGATTATGAGTAGAAGTGTTCCAACAACGGTTAATGCTCGTAACTGGACAACTCAGGAAATGAGCATTCATGCAGAGCAATTATATTTTCTGCTGCAGGCGATATCTGAGAATTTCTTGAAGATGGAAGATGCCCAGCGATTCGCGTTAATCGAGATAGCATGGAATTATTCCTCAGATATAAATACTTGGTTTAGCGAGAAGGAAAAAATCGATGGATAAGATAATCGAAACATATCGCCGTCGCATTCTAAAATCTGCGCTATTACGCCATCAGCGAAAAACAGGAAGCACCTGCATCATCATTAATATGCCCACGGGTGGAATTAACACTATCGAATTAACAGAAATACTAATTGACGGCCTGTTGAGGCGATTCGAAAAAATGATCCTCAGTGAGTACGGAAATATTGAAGGTGTAAAAGCCATCCGAGGAATTTACAGCAACGCCGTAGATGTGAATGGCAGCGGTGAGTTCCTGACAGAAAGCGGAAAGGCATTAATCGACGAGCTCATTTCTGAGCTGGTTGAGTTTGCCAAGAAAAAATCAGTAACAGCGGAGACAAGCCATGAGTGATCAGACACCAATTATCACGCACGAACCAGTAAATATCGTGCTGACGATCGAGAACGGAAAGGTTATCCACGCTCGCCCGGTTCAGAACGGCGAGGTTACAGCATCGCTGGAGACTTTTTTGTGGATGGCTGAACGCGCCGGTTACTCGGTAACCCCACCAGCAGGAGGCAATGACAATGGCCCTGACAGCGATACGAATTCCTGAGTGGGTACACCTGCAGGCGGTCCATGTACTCCGCCAGTTCAGAGCCAGGCGGATTCATCCATGCCGTATGCACGGCTCCGGGAACCTGAGCCTGCGGGTTAATCGCCGCTGGCGGCTGCTATCCCGAGACGGCGGCCAGAACTGGGAGGTGATGAGCCATGAACGATACAGCAAACGGAAGGACAGAAAATGAAAATCCAATACCAGGACTATGGCGCCGTAGCGAACATCGTTATCACCAGTACGGTGTTTGAGTTCCGTAAACATAACCGGGTAGTCGATGCCACGCTGATCTGCACACCAGACATCATTGCAACCCGTACTGGGATGTTCTTCATGAAGACGGATTTATCAGGTAAATCTCGCGACATGCTGCGTGCGTACAAAACTGTTCAGCGGGAGGCGACACGATGAAATCTTTCCTCCTGTCAATGTTGTTTGGCCTGTTATTGGTGGCCGTCGTGTTCGGCGCGCTGATTGAGTACAAATTTTTAATGAACTTCTAATAGTATTCGGGATGGCAAAAGATTTATTCGATGTGGCTAGAGTTCCAGCGGATCGTGTTGCAGCCAGGGTTATCGGTAAGGGCATTGATTGGCAGCCAAACAAAAAACGCGAGCAGGGGGATAGCGAAACACCACTCCCTACTCTTGAAATATGTCAAATGGATCGAACGCAGCGGGAACAATTTTATTTATTCCGAGGGAGGGTTTTCGGGCGAATGACCGTAATTGGGATCGCCGCTATCAAACAAGGAGACAGTATGCGCTACGTGGTTCGTTGCGCCTGCGGTACGTACACATATCGGAGAGCAAAGGCGATTAAAAATCCGAAGAACAACATGGATTGCTGTGATTACTGTAGACATCTGCTGCATTTGAAAAGGAATGAAATCCATCGCCGAACAGGTAAAAACCTCAAATGGGAGGATTTGCCGTGAGTAAATACCAAGACATTATTAATCGCTGGACCCGTTTAGCATCGGAGGCCAAAGAGCTGGGTCTCACCACCATCCCGATCGACCCGGAAAATATGTTGATGGTACTGGGGGAATTGCCAGCCAGTTCGGCTGAAAAGTCAGCCGATTGTCAGAGTGACTATCAGGCAGCGATCGACATCTTACGCGACAGAGCTTCTCGCGAACTCGATGGTGGTTTTCGAGCGCATCACAACGCTCTGATTTATGCAGCTAATGAACTGGAAAATGCCCAGGCTTTTGGGCTGGAGGTCAGCCATGAGTCTTGACTGTGTACCCCTTTCTACGTACTGCAGGGACGCGGGGGAAACGGTAGAAGCCGTTAACAAACGGATACAAAGGGGGTTATGGAAGGAGGGAGTACATGTATTAAAAGTCGATGGCGTTAAAGAACGCTGGATTGACTTAACGGAGGTTTCAAAGTGGGCAAGAAAGAACAAGGATCATTATCTCTCCCAAGAGGAGTAACCATCCGCCAGCATAAAACTGGCGACACTCTGGTTATCACTTTCACATATAAAGGGGTTCTGTGCCGAGAGCCCCTCTCAAAAATGGAAGCGAACGCGCGCGGTGTGAAGTACGCCGAGCGCCTGCTCGGGGAGATACAAAACCAGATCGTCAGTAACACCTTTGAATATGCGAAATATTTCCCCAACTCCAAAAAGCTGGAGCTGTTCGGGGTAGTGAAGAAGACCAAAAATATAAAGTCTTACCTGGACGAGTACCTGAAAATCTGCCAGAACCGCAACCTGTCCCCGTCGACTATCAACGGTTATGAAAAATGCCTGTCTGCGCTGTCAGCCCTACATAAACTCCACGTGTCAGAACTGACGCCAGCGGTCCTTAAAAACTGGATAGCCAACCGGAAAACAAAGCTAAAAACGACCAGGAATAACCTTTCGTTTCTGCGCAGCGCCATCGATGAAGCGGTGACGGATGGACTGCTGACGATTAACCCAGTAACCCTTGTCAGCGCCAGCCGGTACCATGTGATCGACAACAGCCCGAGCGTCGACGATTACGAGGTTGACCCGTTCACGCCAGTGGAAACCCTCGCTATTTACCAGAGCTGCAAATACCCGGAATGGGAAAACCTGTTCCGCTTCGCCTTCAATACCGGTCTGCGGAGCTCCGAACTGTGCGCGCTGCGCTGGCCTGATCTCGATACTATAGCGAACACTGCCCACGTACAGGCAGCCAGTGTTGTAGGGGTACTTAAAGGCACCAAGACAAAAGCCGGTACCCGTAAGGTGGAGCTGAACAGTGAGGCACTGGCAGCCCTGCAGGCGCAGAAACAATACACCTTTATGAAAAGTGAGTTCATATTCAGCGATCCGAAAACGGGGGAGCCATGGGCGAACGCCGACGCGATCCGCAAAAAAGCATGGGTACCGACACTGAAAAAAGCAGGCGTGCGTTACCGTAACCCGTACCAGACCCGTCACACGTTCGCCACCAAGCATATTAGCCAGGGCGTAAACCTCTTCTGGCTTGCCGGGCAGATGGGCCACAAAGGGCCGGAAATGTTATTCCGCAATTACGGTAAATACCTGGCTGAATATGACGGTAAAACCGCGATTTCAGCCGCGCTGTAGCGGGGGAAATATTTCAAAATGTTGGACAGAATCAGGACGTTAGACAGACCTCAATATGCACGTAAAATGCACTTGAAGCCTGAAATAGTGAAAGAATTGTTTATTTCCAATGAGTTAAATACATTTCGGACGCGAGTTCAACTCCCGCCAGCTCCACCAAATAATTATCCGGATACGTCCGGTGAAGTACAGAAAGCCCGCATGGCACAAGCCCTGCGGGCTTTTTTGTGTCTGCCGTTTTCCGAGAGCATCCGGCTAAATGCAGAGAAAATTGGTACACGTTTAGGTACAAGCTATACTGTG